TGTGAAGGACGGGTTGGCACGCAAGCTCGACGTTGAACCCAACCGGTACATGACCCGGCAGGCGCTGGTGTCGCTCATCGTATGGACGCTGCTGCTGGATGGCGCGGGTAACCAGGTGACATATCCGAAATTCACACCGGACGGCTTTTTGGACGAACTGGTACCGCTCAAACCGAGCCGCTTGTCCTTTATGGCGAACGGTAACAGCTACCTGATCCGTTATGGCGCAGAAACGCTGCAGCCGGATGAGGTGCTGCACTTTGTGCTACGTCCGGATCCGGAGGAGCCGTGGCACGGCACCGGGTACAACGTGGCCCTGAACGACGTGGTGAAATGCATCCGGCAGGCGAACCAGACCAAGCGCGCGCTGCTCGAATCGCCTACCCCTTCCCTGATCGTCAAGGTGGATGGTCTGAAGGAAGAGTACCAAAATGCGGAGGGTCGCCGAAAGATTGCGAATCAGTATCTGGATGAAACAGATCACGGCCGACCGTGGTTCATCCCCTCCGAGGCGTTCACGGTGGAACAGGTGAAGCCGCTGACGCTCAACGATCTGGCGATCAAGTCCAACCTGGAACTGGATAAACGTTCGGTTGCGGCTATCTTCGGCGTTCCTCCATTTCTGGTCGGCGTAGGCGACTTCAAGAAGGATGAATTCAACGCCTTTGTCAAAACGCGCGTAATGCCCAGGGCAAAGCTCATTGAGCAGGAACTGACGCGCAAAATCCTGATCTCGCCGGATCTGTACTGGCGGTTTAACCCGCGCAGTCTGTATGCCTACGATTTATCCGAGATTGTGCAGGCCGGATCTGAAATGGTCGACCGCATGGCCATGCGTCGCAACGAATGGCGCGACTGGATCGGCATGTCGCCGGATGATGAAATGGATGAGCTGCTGGCATTGGAGAACTACCTGCCCGCAGATGAGCTGGGCAATCAGAAAAAGCTCGTAAGCGCCGGTGCAGAAAACAAGCCTGCAAAGAAACCTAAGGATGGAGGTGATGATAATGCCCAATGAACCCGGATTCCGCAGGTCGCACTGCTATCCGACCAGCTTTCGCGCTGTGGAGCAGGGCGCGGAAAAGTACATCGAGGGATACTTTGCCACCTTCACAGGTACCTACGAGCTGTGGCCGGGGGCTACGGAAAGCGTTGACCCTCATGCGTTTGACGGTACGCTTGCCGACGATATCCGTGCCCTGATCGACCACGAGACCCGGCTGGTGCTGGGGCGCACGAAGGCAGGCACGTTGGAACTGCGCGTGGATGAACACGGCCTGTGGGGGCGTATCCACGTCAACGCAGAGGATTCCGACGCGATGAACCTCTACTCCCGCGTTCAGCGCGGCGATGTAGATCAGTGTTCCTTCGGCTTTGAAATCCTCGATGAAAAAACCGAATACCGCGAGGATGGCTCCATCCACTGGATATTGCTCAAGGTCAAACTCTATGAGGTGTCCTGTGTGACGTTCCCTGCCTATGCAGACACCTCCATTTCCGCCCGAAAAGGCGATTTGGCACAGATCAAGAAGCGTGCGCTGGACGAATGGAAAGCGCGCATGAAAGGAAGGATCGAACACCATGGCACTCAGACAACTGATTCTCGGTAAGAAGATTCAAGCCCTGACCGCGCAGCGGGATGCCTTACGCACCGGCGACGCAGATTTTGCTACCCGCGCCGCTGCGCTGGATACCCGCGAGGCGGAGTTGACCGCTGCGCTTAATGAAATGACGGCGGAAACGGCGGAGAAGGACCGGCAGACAGTCGAAGGCGACGTGACTTTGCTGGAAACCGACCGCGCGGCGCTCACTCAGGAACAGGATACCCACAACCAGCAGGTGGCGGGTATTGAGGAACAGATTCGCACGCTCCAGCAGGAGCTGGACGATCTCAACGCCCGAGCGGCGAACCCCGCGCCGCCTGCCGCACCCGCTTCCAACCCGACCCATGAAAGAGAGGATGAACACCCTATGGCAAACCGTAACCGGTTCTTCGGCATGAACCTTCAGGAGCGCGATTCGTTCCTCGCCCGGCAGGATGTGAAGGACTTCCTGCAGCGTGTACGTGACCTCGGTCGCCAGCAGCGCGCGGTCACCGGCGCGGAGCTGAACATTCCCGATAATGTGCTTCCCCTGATCCGCGAGAACATCGACAAGTTTTCCAAGCTCATTTCCAAGGTTTACTTCAAGGCGGTGAAGGGTACCGCCCGTCAGAACGTTGCGGGCAGCATTCCTGAAGCCGTATGGACGGAAATGAAGGGCAAGATCAACGAGATCGGCCTTTCCTTTTCGCAGGTCGAGGTGGATGGCTACAAGGTGGCGGGTTACATCCCGATCAACAACAGCCTGCTGGAGGACAGCGACCTTTCGCTGGCTACCGAGATTCTAAACGCTATCGGTCAGGCTATCGGCTACGCATTGGACAAGGCCATTGTCTACGGCACCGGCATCAAAATGCCGCTGGGCATTGTAGCCCGGCTGGCGCAGACCGCCGAGCCTGACGGCTACGGTGAGAACGCCCGTCAGTGGGTGGATCTGCACACGAAAAACATTCTAGCCGTGCGCGGCGGTACGGCAGGCAACTATACCCAGCTTACGGGCATTGAGCTGTTCAAGGGCATTGCTAAAGCTACGAAGGTCGCCAAGGGCAAGTACAGCCGTGGCGTGAAGGTGTGGCTCATGAACGAATCCACCCACCAGACGATTAACATCGAAGCCATGAGCATCAACGCCAGCGGCGCGATCGTGTCGGGTATTCAGAATACCATGCCGGTCATCGGCGGTAAGATTATCGAGCTGGACTTCATCCCGGACGGCGATATCGTCTACGGCTACGCCGACGAATACCTGCTGGCGGAGCGCAAGGGCGTTCAGCTGGCCATGTCCGAACATGTGCTGTTTCTTGAGGATATCACGCTGTATAAAGGCACCGCGCGCTATGACGGTCTGCTGGTGATTGCCGAGGGATTTGCGGCCATCGCCATCGGCGGCGGTACGCCCACCATCAGCGTGACTTTCGTGGCCGACACGGCCAACGCGTAAGTGCGGTGTGAAAGATGGCAACCAGAAAGAAAAATACGGTGGTTGAACCCACCGAAACCACCGAACAGGCGGCAGCGATTGAACCCATAGAAACCGCCGAACAAGCGGCGGTGGTTGAACCTGTGGAAGTCACTGAACAGACAGCGGCGGTTGAACCCGTGGAAGATGCCGCGCAGGTTACAGAGACCAAACTTGCGAAGGGAAATCGGAAGGCAGCAGCATACCCGTATAATCGCACGCTGAAATTCGGTGCGGACGGCGAGGATGTGAAGGCATTGCAATAGGCGCTTTCCTCCTCTGGCCTTGACGTGGCGGTCAGCGGGGTATACGACCTGCGCACCGTGCGCGCGGTGCAGCAGTTGCAGCGTCAGAAGCGTCTACCCGAAACAGGGATTGTCGGTAAACACGATTATCCAACGTTGCTGGGCAACGAGTAATCCACCATGAGGAGGGCGCGTGCGGATGGCATACGATCAGACAACCACACTGGCGCTGGTGAAAGCCAGACTCAACCGGCTTGCGTCCGACACGACGCTGGATGACTACCTGACAAAACGCATTGAGGCGGCGGTCGCCGAGCTGGCGAGATCCGGCATTGTGCTGGATTCCACAAAACCGGATGACCTCATGTTCTGTGCTGACTACGTCGTTTGGCAATACCAAAACCGCGACGCAAGCGGAGCCATGCCCGACTGGCTCCGCTTGCGCAGGCGGGAAAGGTGGTTGCAACAGCATGATCCTTGACAGCGGGATATGTACCGTTCTGCGAAGAAACGACCGTGTCTTTGTACCAGTGTATCAGTCATGGTATAAGGAGCTTTCGTTTGAGACCCAGCCCTCCAAGGAAAATGAGAGCGAGGGAGTGCAAACCAATGCCCGTGTAAGGGTCTGTCAGTCGCGCTCCCTTGAAAAGGGCGACGCGGTGGTCCTGCGAAATACGAATACGCTTTCGGATTTCGAACCCTCTTATGAGATCATCCGCGCGTTTCACGGACAGGACGATGACAATGGCCAGCCGATTTCCGACCTGACCCTGACCGCATCGCTCATGACCGAGCCGCTCAAACTGGTGCCGGGCGTTATGGGTACCGACAGCATGGGTGCGAAAACCAACCGACCCGGCGCTGCCAACCGGCGCACCGTGGCGGCGGAGGTGCGCTCCCTTGGCGTTTCGGAGCAGTATCAGGGTATGGCTTATATCCAGAAACCCGAAATGAAGGCGTTCATCTACGCGGATGACTACGGCGATGAACCCTTTGTTATGCTGGATGGCTTGCTCTACAGCATTCAGAATCGTACCAAGAATGGTCTTAAATACGAGCTTGTCTGCAAGGAGGTGGAGGCATGGGATACGGCATTGTCGACCTGAGTTTAACCGGCATGGAAGAGGTGCAGCAGTTCTTTGATCAACCGTCCACCGTGGCAGAGCGCCGGGAAATCGCGTCCGCGCTGGAGCAGGGCGGCGGGCTGGTGATCGACGCTGCCAGGCGACGGATTCACTCGCAGACTGGCGATCTGGCTGACAGCCTCCAAACCAGCACCACGGTCGGCAAGTACAAAACCGTCACAACCGTCCACCACGGTGCTGGCGGCGCTCATGACCATCTGGTGGAGTACGGCCATGCGCCGGGCGGCTGGAACAAGGGCGACAAGTACGTTATGCCCCGACCCTACCTTTACCCGGCCTTCGAGGAACAGAAGAAGGCTGCGTATGAAAAGATCAAGAGCGCGGTGGCACAGGTGGTGAAGCATCGGTGAGCACCTATAGCGAACTCAAGGGCATTGTCGAAAGTCTTGGCATCAGCTGCAGCGCGCTGGCGCTGCCACAGGCTACGGCAACTTACGCGATTGTGCGTATGCTCACCCACCAGCCAGAAATGAGCGGTGACGATCAGCCCATCCTCTTTGGCGCATACATGCAGGTGGATCTGTTCACGACTGCCGATGCGGACACCAAGGCACGCATCGTTATGAACGCAGCCATGGCTGATGGCTATCTGTACCGTGGCCGGAGCGACGATTACCTCAATGACCGTCAACATGTAGAAATCAGACTTTTGAAACTGGAGGAAAATCATCCATGAATGAACCCATTATCCTTGGTAAGGTGCTACCAGTCGTAGGCATGCGCGATCTGGTGTATGCGAAGATTCTGTCGGACAGCGTAGACGGTACCGTCTATGACGAGGTGAAGCAGCTGATCGGCGTACAGAGCCTTGGTTTTACACCCAGCAGCAATCAGGCGCAGAGCTTTGGTGACGATGGCACCTTCTGTATCGTCAACGCCAACGGCGACGCGGACGGCGAGGTAGAAGTGAACATTATTCCGCCCGAGATGGAAGTGGACTGGTTTGGCCGGAAGCTGGACGCCAACGGCGCGGTGGTGATGGGCAGCAATGATCACGCCAGCGATATTGCGTTGGGCTTCCGCGCCCGTAAAAGCGACGGGGCCGACAAGCTGGTGTGGTTGTACAAATTCACCCCTTCCTCTCCGGAGAGTTCCTTCAAAGGGCAGGAAGGCAGCAATGTTACCATTCAGAACCGCAAGATCAAGTTCAAGGCGACCCAGCGTTCTTCCGATAAAAACATGAAGATCGCCATCGACAGCAACACCGTTGGCCTCTCGCCTACGGTGGTCGCCAACTGGACAAAGGCTGTTTACGAACCGGCTACCGTGAAAACCCCTGCGTAAATGTTCCTTGAAATGAATACAGGAGATACGTGCCGATACCGGTACGCCTTTCCTGACGATGAGGAGGCTCTCCTGTGAAAATCACACTTCAAATCAAAGGTAAATCCTGCGATTACTTCGCCAGTACGACCGCCCGCAAAGGCCGCGAGGCCTATACCCTCAAAAAGAAAATCGTAACGGTGCTCACGGAAAGCGGCGGCGATTATCCTGATGACCTGATGGACGAAATGACTGGTTTTGTGGTGAAGGCATTTGACAACCAGTTTACCGCGCAGGAGTATCTGGACGGCTATCAGGGGTGGTTCTTCGATGCACAAAAGATCATCGACGCCGTCATGAACGACGTAGCCGATGATCTTGCGGAGGGCTTCCTGATAAAAACCCGCA